AATATCAATTTATAATTGATTATTTGACTTTTATAGAAAGTCAGATGATAAAAAATTTTTCAGAAAAGCAATTTTTATATCATTATACTCGTTTAATTGATTATTGTTGTAGCATCGATTTCGATGCTACAAATGAAAATTTAAGTGATGATTTTTCAGACGGGAATCAGACAACTAATAATTATTTACAAGTAATTAATAATACTATTTTTGTTTGCAATGCAATCGGTAATGAAAAATTATATAATTATTGTTATTCTGTTTTAGACTTAGTTAAATTTAAGTCTATAAATGACTATAAAAATGAAATTACTATTAGTATTATAAGTTCAACAATCGAAAGAATTTATAATAATCTTTTCAAAATCATTTCTAAAAATTTTGTGAATGATTTTGAAATTTACGAAAAAGAATTTTTAGAATTTCAAAATCATTTTAATTTAAAAAATAAACAATTTGATTAAAATGATTAAAGCTATCTAATTAAATTTAGATAGCTTTTTTTTGTCCCCTATAAATCTATTATTTTTTTTAATTATGCAAACACCGTACCCCCCTCCCATTGCCCCAACATTTGAACTCCTCACATTAAGGGGCTCCCCAGAAAATCCCAACGTCCCAAACCAAACCCAACAAGCTCTAAAAAATTTCCAGACCTTTTACTCTTCATATATAAGGGGCTCCCCAACAACACAAAAAGAGAAGACCAAACTTCCCAGCCTAGTCCTCTCAACCGTTAATCTATAAAGCAGAATGAATACAAAAAGTAAAATGAAAAATAAATTCAATTAAAGATAGTCTTAACCCATTCAATTCCCTTATTGAGCAAACCCTCTAGAGAATAATGGATAACTAGTATAAGAATAATTGCTAATAGCAAAGGGAATAATACTAGCACTACCAAGGAAATAATTAAAGCCCCAAGCTTTTCCACATTACCTCCCTTAACCATTACCTCATTAGAGGCCATGATATAGAATATCATCATCGCAAAGGGAATACCAACACCCCAAGCAATCCCTAAATACCAATACAAAGCTGTCATCATAATCCTTTATTTAATTCGATTAAACATTTCCTGAAATACCCAGCAAGCCTACTCTCCCTAAGGAACCAAGGTCTCTTTTCCGTATACCAACTTATCGTTAGTGCTTCATCCCAATATAGGTGAAAGTTCTTACCATCCTTATTGAAAGGTTTACTACCCACTATATAAATCCTCATAAAGGCATTACCCTTACTAGTTACCGTTGGTATAGCATACATCCCGTCTGGGATTCTGTTACCAATACCAAATCTCATAGCGAAGTACTTCTGTACCTCATTAACTTCCCTCATCATCTTAATCCTGTTGAAAGTTTACCCTTAATCTTTTCATGATGCTGATACCCAACCAATTTAAAATCCCCAGGTCTGTAAACATAAGACCTAAAAGGTTCAACGGCTACCTTAAACCAATGCAAGGTGTTAGGGTTTATTACCAACTTAGGCAATGGGAACTCTTCCCTGCTTAGCTGTAGTGTTATCTGTTCAATATGGTTTTCGTATAGGTGAACATCTCCAAACGTATGGATATATTCCCCCGGTACCATATTTAGCATCTCAGCGAATATGGTTAACAGCAATGCATAGGAGGAGATGTTGTATGGTACACCTAAGAATAGGTCTCCACTTCTTTGGTACAGCTGTAGGTCAAGGTAGTACTTGGGTGTACTATCCTTAAGAGTTTCTTCATATATATTTAGGTTTTCTAATTCTATATCAGTATTACTCATAACCCATTGAATCTTTTCTTCTTGGGTAAGAGGTCTACAGTTGAATTGGAACATTGAATGGCACCAATATAATGCTAAATCCTGGTCATGAGCTGGGTCTATAGCCGTAACAATATGCCTACGTCCCATGGGGTTGGTCTTTAAACTATTCAATACATTCTTAATCTGGTCAACTGTAATGAATGTATTGGGTACTACCTGCCAATCTCTCCATACCTTGCCATACTGAAAACCACAATCACCAAGTGTATAACCATTATAACTTGGTAGTGTAAAGTAAATAGTATTCTTCATTACACTTATAAACTCTTCAAAGGTATACATGGAGTAACCATCTATATCAGCTGGGTTATCAGGGTTCCTTACATTACTAGATATTGGCATAAGGATTGAAGTAACCTTTTCATCATTGGCTGAGGCTACCTTACAATAATAATTATAGGCATCTTCATTCCACATATTAAAGCCATGGTCCATAAGGAACTTAATGTTGGTCATTCCTTTTAAGAACCACATAAGTTCGGTTACAATGTTTTTGAAGTCTACCTCTTTGGTAGTGATTATTGGAAAACCATCCGCTAGATTAAATCTCATCTGGTGACCAAATATACTCAAAGTCTTTGGCATATTTTCTCTAGCAGGTTCTTTTAAGGTGCCATCCCTAAGAACTTTTCCGGCTAATTCTCTGTACTGTTTCATATTAATTTTAATAATTACCTTTTATTTGGGGCTAAAAAACCTAAGCCCCTTCAGTTTTTTCACTTTTACGTTTCTTTTTAGGAGAAGCATTATTTAAAGCTTCAATCTTTTCCAAGAATGGCTGGTTCTTATGCTTCTTATTAGAAGTGTTATGGTACTTAACAGTGTCTTTAAGTGCCTGCTGAATGGCGAAATTGTTAGCAGCAGCACTCCTGACCACCTCAACTACACTTACCTCAGCTGATTTCTCAGATACTTTTGTTACTTTACAGTAACAGGTTGAGCCATACTCCACATGACCCACATTTTTGGGGATATAAAGCTTGCAAAACAAGCCACCAACCTTACCAATGGGGAAGGTACCTTTACGGGGTTTATAGATATCAACATTTACATGTTCACCAATACTCAATGTTACGTTCTTTGCCATATTATTCTTCTGATTTTAGGGGTTTTTCTTTTTTTACTCTAGCTTTTGGGGAAGCTTTTTTGGGTTTTATTTTCTGGGCATCCCTTTCGGCTTGACTTTTCTCAAGCCTTATTATGTTAGCCACTTTTTCAAGTGAAAATTGATATAGCTGGGTTATTAATTCCCTGTTAGCTTTTGACAGGTTAGATTTCTTATTCAAGATTTCTATGAAAGAACCATGAAACTTATTAAAATCTATGTCAACACTATCAGCGCTTAATGTGGTAATACCAGAATAGTTAAGTATATAACCATTGTCCACCAGATAATCAAATGGGTGTCTTTTAAAACCACGGTCTGTACCCATTTTTTTATACTCTTTTAACCTGTTATCAACTACTGACCTTACTGAGTTTAATAACTCTCTCGGAAATTTTGGGTGGGATAGAGCGTCTGATATCAACACCGGCTCTTGTAACTTTGCTACCTTTTTACTATTGTTGTCCATCTGCTATTAGTTTTGAAGTTATGTTTAATAATTCCTCTTGTGCTTTTAATTGCACCTCTAACTCTGCTTGCAATTCTATTGCTTTTTTACGCCTTTCATTTTGAATGATTGAAAGCACTCTTGATATCACCTCATTTTCACTTTGAGGTGAACCAGCTTGAATAATTAACTCTCTAGTATGCCTTACGATTTCATCTAATTGACTCTTGTTTTGTTCCATGTTGTTTATAATTTTAAGTTGTCATAATAGTTACTGAATCTTGTTTATTACTGGCCTTACCACAATTTGGGCATGAGATTGGGAAGCATCGTTTACAATAATAATGCCCGCAGTCACATTTAACCATCAAAATATCCTTACACATTATCACCAAATTTATTACTAAGTCTTTTAAGCTTGTTCACTAATAGAACCACTTCCTGACGTGTTAGTGACGTATTTGCTACCCTTTTAAGGTTCTCCATAATTGTAGTAATACTTCTTTTGGCCACTTCATATTCATATTCTTCTTCCACCTCTGGTGACCAAACCCTTAGAGTAGTATTTAAGGGGTTACCACCAATCTGTGTTAGGAATCCAGCGGAAGTGATTTTTTTAGAAATCTTGAGTTGATTAGACAATACAGCCACATCTTCCTTCTTAGACACACTAACCACTTTGCACTTATCAACTGTAAAACGTGTCAAATAAAGTACTTCTGTACCTTCTTTGATGGTGGCTAATACCCCCTTTTCTATGGGTAAGCCATTTTGTTTGGCATCTGCCTTTAGGGTTTTTTTCTTTTTCATATCATATTTAATTTTATATAAACTAATAGAAGTTAAGGTACCACAACTAGAAAGATGCTATACTTTACTTTGCAATACCTTGTATTTAATAATATAATTATTAAAGTTTGTATTATGAAATTAAGAGTACTGGGAGTGTGCCAAGGACAGGGCGCATTATTATTCCCATTAAAAAAATACCTAATTGGTAACATAGAACCACGTGGTTGCTTCCATACACCAAAAGAAGAACAGTGGAAACTGAATTTTGGGGATGTACCTTTCCCGAGGAAATTTGAGCCTGATGATAAAACCTATTTTAATAAATGCGTTATGGATGCTAATGTAATCATTGGTTCACCAAACTGTGGTACTAGTAGCATATTATCATTCTCTCGTAAAAAAAGTTTTGGTAAACCTAAAGAAGATGATAGTATAAACTTATACTTAGATATGGTTAAACTGGTAAAACCTGATATTTTCATAATGGAGAACCTACCAAAATTATTAGACTTCATAACTGAACAAGAGTGGTATGAGATGTTCCCCGATTACAATATAGTGTTCCATAATCATTCAGTATCAGCCTTTGGCAATTCACAATTAAGTCGTGTAAGATTACTTCTAGTGGCTGTAAGGAAAGGTTCTAGAGTAAATTTAAAGCATTTTAAGAAAATATATAAAGTAAGAAAGCCAAAGTCTACTGCGGAGTTAATGGATGATAGGAGGTTAGACCCAGTAAATTGGCCACTTAATGGTAATCGTAGAGAACCAGATGAACATAAGGTATGTATGTATGATTACCGTGATAGTAATAAAACAAAACTTAGTCTGGGAGAGATACGAGAACTATGGCAGAAGGATTTTTCCCAATACTATAAGTGGCCCATAAACTCTGCCAGGATGAAAACCTTACCTGGTGTATACCGTAATAAACCAGATGGGTACCCTATGACTGCAAGGAAACAAGATAGGCAATTTAGGCCAGATGGTGTAATCATGAGCCCAGGTGAATTAGCAGTCATTCAGGGATTTCCAAATAGATTCAAGCTATACATGGAAACAAATGATAGTAAAAAGAACTATTGGATTAATAAAGGCCGTGTTACCATAACCAAAGGCCCATCCTATGAAATGGGGATATGGATTAAACAATGCTTAAGAAAAGCCCTAAAATAAGTCTATTTTTCTCTTTTTGTAATATATATTTATATATATTATTTTTCTCTTATATTAATGGCTTTAGCCATAATAGTAATAAACATATCATTAGGAAAAAGGGATAAGAGGGATTGTTAAGGGAGAAAAGGGAAAAAACCATTACACAAACTTGTTAAAATAAAAGGATATGAAATTTACGAAACAAACCATGATTATGTTAGGAGTAATCCTACTATTAAGTTTCTTCTTACTTAGACAATGTTCTATTGTAAATGAACAAAGGGAAGATATTGAAAATTTAGAAAAGGTCCCAGACACTGTATATCGGGAAAAAGAGATTAAAGTTCCTAAACCATACCCAGTATACACTAAGCCAGAAAAGGTAATCGTATACCAAGATACTGGTAGGATAATCTACAAAGAGGTAAAAACCAATGGAAATTCAATTGTACTATTTAACACTGGTTCATCTGATTCCATAACTATAAGCAAAAACTTCTTAACCAGATATCCAACTAATCATAAGCTAATCTCAATGGATATCAATGGTTCTAATTTAAAGTTGCAATTGCTAAATACCAGTGGTATAACTTTAGAAGAAAGGTATATACTTAATCAATCAAGGTATAAGTACAGGTATGTAAATAACCAAATGACCCAAGATGGTAAGTTTAAACTAAAGTTAGAACCAGAACTAAGTTATTCATTCCGTCCCATCAATAATCTCCATGACATAGATTTTGGCTTAAACTTCAAGACTGGTAGGTTTAATTATAAACTGGGAGCAAATGGTTTCTTTTACCCAAACTTCAATCAATTGGGTTATGATGCTAAGGTAACCATCCAATACAATTTTAAGTAAATGGCAACGACTAGAGCACGGATTGATACTACTTCTAAATTCCTTAACTCCGATGAACTTAGGGATTTAGCCAGGGTAGTAAAAGACATCTTCTTCTTTGCTACATTCATCTGGGTAGTAAACCCAGTAAAGGGTAAGGTTAGATTTGACCTATACCCATACCAGAGGTCAGTACTGTATCAATTCTTAAAAGAGAGATTCAATATCATCCTAAAGTTTAGGCAGGCTGGTATCACAGAATTAATCTCAATGTACTGTCTATGGTTAGCAATGTACCATCCAAATAAGAAGATAAACATTATCTCTATTAAGGACACCATAGCAAAGAAAGTTCTAAAGAAGATTAAATTCATGTATAAGAACTTACCACCACATTTACAAACACCTATCATAAACGGTAGGACAGGTGAGTATGGTACTTCTACAGAAATGGAATTTTCTAATGGCTCATTAATATCATCTATACCAACTACTGAAGATGCTGGACGTTCAGAAGGTCTATCACTTCTCATTATTGATGAAGCTGCAATTATCCGATGGGCTTCTACTATTTGGGCTTCAGCTTTCCCAACATTATCCACTGGAGGTAGTGCTATCATTAACAGCACCCCCTATGGTGTAGGTAACTTCTACCATAGCACTTGGGTAGATTCTGTTTCAGGAGTAAACGGAATCAGCCCAATTCGTTTGTATTGGCATATGCACCCAGACAGGGGTCAAGATTGGTATGATGAGATGGCATCGGTTCTTGGGCCTAAACGTACAGCACAAGAAATTGATGGTGACTTCTTATCTTCTGGTAACTCTGTATTTGAATTATCTGATATCAAGTCAATAGAAGATATGCTAAGTGAGTACCCACCAACCAAAACCAGGTTCAATGGTCAATATAGGGAGTTCTCTCCACCAAGGAAAAATGAACATTACTATATTGGTGCTGACTGTGCAACAGGTAGGGGTACTGACTACTCTGCTTTCTCTGCAATGTTTACAAACAGCGAGGGGGTAGGTGAAGAAGATGTTAGCTTTAAAGGAAGAATACCATTAAACAAATATGCTAAGTTATTGGGCGATACTGGTCAAAGGTATAACTGGGCCATGATTGCACCAGAAACCAATGATATTGGTATGGCAGTAACAATGACTCTGCAGGATGAGGGCTATCCAAACCTTTACTACTACAGAAAGATATTGAAGAAGAAAGGTAAAAGAAGGCCCGAAACTGAAAAATTCCCTGGTTGGCTAACCACTACTAAAAACAGGTCAGTCATTATAGAGGGCCTTGAGAAGGATGTAAGGGAAGACAAAGTAATCATCAAAAACCCATTCTTTGTACAAGAATCCTATACATTCATTTATGATGGTATGGGTAGACCAGTAGCCATGGGTAAACATAAAAGGAACTCATCAGTTGATATAGACTTAGAAGGTGAAACATACTCCGATGATATCATATTAGCCGAGTCTATAACCAATCACATTAGGAAAACAGCAATCAAAAACACAGTAGTACCTCCAGAATAAATAAATATGAAGACTTACAACATTTTGGGATTAAAAATTAGTCTCGGTAAGGACAAGCCATTAGAAGATACACCTACCGATATTGAGCAAAACATCCACCAGGAAGAAGTAAATGCAATTGAAGAACAGTCAAATGTAGATACTAATAAAACCAATAGTTCTAATGGTGTAATACCACCAGGCCGGGTATCAGTACCAAATGACCCTCATAATATAATCCAAGCTTTAAGGGGTATTACTGGTTTGGTTAGTCCATCTTTCCGCACAGAATTAATACCCTTAATAAGGAGCTTGTACAAAGTTAACTCAGATATGAGCATAACTGTACAAGATACCTTTAAATTAGCCAACACTGGTCATAATATAAAGTTCCCATACAACTCCCCCGAAGAGTCAAATGATATGGAAGAACATTTAAAAAATGCTATATCTAGTTGGACTAATTATACTGCTGGTATAAATGGTTTAGTGAACAAATTCATAGTTCAGTGCTTAATAGGTGGCGCTATATCTATAGAAGCTGTACCAAAAAATAACTTAAAGGGGATATCAACTATCTTGTTCATAAACCCTGAAGATATTATGTTCCGGCGTTTGAATGATGGGGTATACCACCCATATCAAATCAATAAGGGCATAGGTCTAACTAATGCCAGGTCTGAACAATACATCAAGTTGAACTTGAACACATACAAGTACATAGCTATGTATAATGATACTGATGAACCGTATGGTATACCACCATTTATGGCAGTATTAGAAGCTTTGGTTACCCAGAAAAATATGAAACAGAGCTTTCAGCAAGCCATGGATTTACTTGGGATGGTAGGTTTCTTAGAAGTACTTATGGATAAACCAGACCGTAGAGCTAGCGAAAGTGAGTCAGCCTATGCATCAAGGTTATCAAGCCACCTTAAAACTGTTAAGTCCAATATTTACAGGGGAATGAAAGATGGTATAGTGGTGGGCTATAAAGATGACCATGAGTTCAAAATGAATTCTACTACTAAAACCCTGGCTAACCTTGATAAAGTATGGAACATTAACCAACAATCAGTAGCGAATGGTCTGGGTAGTAATGGTACATTGATTGGTGTAAATGGTTCTGGTACTGAAGGTGGCACTGGGATTTTATTATCCAAAATGATAGCTCAGTTAAAGAATATTCAAGAACTTGTAATTTCTGCATTAGAATTTATTTACAAGCTAGAATTGCAACTAGCTGGGTTTAATTGCAAGGGTATAACCGTTACATTCAATACATCAACGGTAAGTGATGAAGTTAAATTACAACAAGCTTTAGAGTATAAGATAAGGAACCTTATTTCACTATATAACCAAGGTATCATCTCCCAAGATGATATTGCCTCTGAGATGGGTTATGTAAAACCCAACCTGCCAGAACCCATAGCACCGGTTGAAGGTGTAAGTGACCCAGAAGACTCTGCCAAGAAAAAGAAGAGGGAAGAAGACAAAGACAAATCTGATAGGAGGGGCAGAGATAAAGAAAAAGTAGTACCAAAAAGGCATGACCAGAAAACAAAACCAAGATAAATAAAAGAATTATGACACACCGTAAAAAATTTACCCAAGAGGGTATAATGACATTAGGCTCTGGTCATAGTATTATAATGGGCCACAAACCAACTGCTATATCTGATGCTATGCTAGCAGAGAATCAGTTCAAAGCAGTAAATCTAAATGAGACCATTGATTCCTTTGGCCTTTTTGGAAGTGATTTGAATTATAATACTTACTACCCAGATGTAAAGCCAGAAGATTTTAGCCCAAAAGACACTGAGTTCATAGAACCAGTTTATAGGCTACTCTCTGAATGTATAGTTTCAAAGTATTACCCCACCGACTTTAGCGTTGGTGGAGTATTAAAGAAGTCAATGAAAATGTTGATAGGTCAAACAGTAAACTGTGACCATGAGACTAATGTTGGCAATGCTATCGGAGTAGTTAAATCGGTATACTGGCAAGAAGCCTATACTGATGAGAAAACAGGGCTAGTTATTCCGGCTGGTATTAATGGTACTTTAAAGATTGATGCTAAAGCAAACCCCCGTTTAGCAAGAGCTATTATGATGGACCCCCCAGCTATACACAGTAACTCTGTAACTGTAAGGTTCAGTTGGGAAAAATCACACCCAGAGTTAACTGACCAACAGTTTTATGAGAAGATTGGTTCTTATGATAAGGATGGTAAACTTATCAAGAGAAATGTAAAAGAGATTATGGGTTACATGGAAACATCTTTAGTAAGCCATGGTGCTGACCCTTTTGCAAAGAAGATTGGTACAGATGGGAAAATAACCCATGCTGCTGATGCTCATAATGTCTATAGTTTCTCAGAATCTATAACAAAGAACCACTACTTCTTTAGTGACTTTAAAGAGCTGGGTAAAAAATCGGATGGTGTTGATGTATTACACAATACTATGGTATTTATTAATGAAAACGAAAAACAAAACATTATATCAAATAATCAAACAGATAATGAAGAAAACATGGAAGAACTATTAAATGCCCTATTTGGGGAAGGCCTGCTAACTTTACCAGAGGGCCAAGAACCCAGTCAGGAAGTTGCCATAAGCTGCATCACCAGTTTAATCCAGGATAATGCCCGGTTAAAACAAGAAGTAGAAGAGGCTAACTCAAACCGCGAAGAACACGAAGAATTGGTAAGGCTTCGAGATGAAGCAACTAAAAATGCACCAACCATCCAACTTGCTAATGATTTACTAAGTACGCTCCGTGCAGAAGTAACAGAGAACTACAAGAAGGTACATGGTGAAAAAGCAGATGAGGCCATTATCAACTTAATCTCTACATCAGATTATAAGACAGTAGCTTCACTTGGTAAGTTTTATATTGCTCAATTAGAAGAAAAATTCCCCCTTTCCTGTACTTCATGTGGCTCACATGATGTTAGCCGTGCCTCCTCTACACAAGTTGTAGAACAACAGAATAGCCAGTCTAACAAGTCAACCAGACAGTCAATCCAGGAATTGGCCGATAAGAAACTAAGAGGACAAAATTAAAACAACAAACAGTATAAAAATTAAAAAGATTAATTATGAGTCTAACAATCCTTGGGGACAAAACCCCCAGTGCGGTTATCTTTAAGAGTGAATCGCATAAATTAGCCCATTCTTTTCCTGTAAAAGAAGGTAAGACCATCAAAAAAGGCCAACCAATTGTATTAAACACCGATGGTACTGTCCAGGCTTTCGAAGCCACAGATTCATTGGCTAAAATAATTGGCTATGCTATTACTGATTCCACCACTCCAGCCTACGCCGCTAGTAAACAGTATGGTGCTGTAGAGGTAACCGTAGCTGTAAAAGGCCATGCTATCTTGAATGCCGTTGCCGGTGGTGCCCTTTCTGCTGGCCCAGTTAAACCAAGTGGAGCTCTTGATGCTACCTCACGGTATGCTAAGTATGTAGCTTTGGCTGGAGGTGACCCAACAGTAGCTATCGCATTGAATGATGCTGACGCAGATGGTGACCTTATCCAGGTACTATTCCTTTAATCAAAAACAACATAAAATATCTTAAATATGTCAGAACAAAAAATTGACCTGCAGAAAATGAAAGCAGGGGATTTCACACAGGAGTTTCCCGAAATGGTATCATCATTGGATGCCATCCGTGGTGGGGGCCAGAACCAAAGACCAGTTGATATGTCTTTTAGTGAAGTGGTTGAATCTAAATGGGGTATTACCCAGGATGAGCTTTTCTCTAAAATTGGCATTAATCCAAAAGTGGACACTCTGGAAAACATCTTCTCAATGCCTGACCAAAGCGTAAGATGGGTAGTACCAGAAATCATTCGTGCTGCTGTTACCTTGGGTATGCGTGAGGCACCTTTCTACCCAAATCTTATCGCTGGTGACCAACCAATTTCCGGGCTAACTGCAATCATGCCATATATCAATATGTCTGATGCTGCTCCGTCTAAAGTAAACGAATCTGAAACTATCCCATTGGGAACTATCAGCTATGGACAGAAAAACGTAAACCTATTCAAAATTGGTAAAGGTATCAAACTTACCGATGAAGTAAAGAATTACGTTTCACTTGATGTACTTGGTATCTTCTTACGTGACTTCGGTATTCAACTCGGTTATTCCATGGACACCTTAGCCCTTGATACTATTATCAACGGTAACAAGGTTGATGGTTCAGAAGCCATCTCTGTAATTGGTACTACCAGTGGAAACTCTATCGTATACCGGGATTTACTTCGTGTATGGATCCGTGCATCACGTATGGGCCGTAACTTCAATTCGATGATTGGTGGTGAAGACATTGCCCTTGATATTCTCGACTTGACAGAATTCAAAACCCGTCAATCCGGAACTACTCAGGCAACGCTGAATATTAAAACACCAGTTCCAAATTCAGCCAATTTCTTTATCCATCCGGGTGTGCCTGATAACTCTACCTTGATGGTGGACAAATCTGCAGCACTTATTAAGTTGACTGCACAACAGTTGAAACTTGAGTCTGAAAGAATCGCTTCAAACCAGACTTCAGCAATCTATGCCAGCTTAACCACCGGCTTCTCTAAGATGTATCAGGATGCTTCTATTTTGATTGACAAATCAAAAGCTTTCTCTACTTACGGTTTCCCGGACTTTATGGATATTGACCCTTACCTATCGGTATCAATGGGCTAATACCCTAATATATTAACGTGGCCTACTGGGGTAACCCGGTAGGCTAGTTATAAGTTTAATCACAAAACACAAAACAAATATGTCAGAACAAAAATTTAAAAAGTATGTAACTCTCGGAGATAGTTCTACTTATTTTCATGATAGCTTTTCAGGTGTAACCGTAGCAAAGGGTGAAACTAAAGGCATCACAGCTTTTCAGGCAAACTCTAAAAGGGTAAAAGCTGCATTATCTGGAGGCCATTTGGTAAATGCTGAAAAACCAGCAAATGACAATGAAAATGAAACTGGTAGTGGTAACAGGGGAAAAGATAAAAGTGATAAGGTGGTAACACCCGAAATGCTGCAAGAAAGATACAAATCTTTGATGGCCAAAGGCAAAGATGCCCAAACCATCTTAAAAGCATTCACACTTGATGAACTGAAAACCTTGGCAACATCAATGGAAATTGAAGTTGAAGCTGATGATACCAAACAGACATTGTTGGAAGCCATCATGGAAGATGCCGATGCTGAGTAATAATTAAAATATTCTTAAATATCTATGAACTTATCCTTCTCTATTTTAAGGGACAGGGGTATGCTATATAAGTTTATTGATGAATCCACAGAAGTCCCAGAAGGTAGCCAATATCTCTGGGACTTTGGTGATTTAACCAACTCTACTTTAAGAAACCCCGAAAAAAGGTATACAGAAATTGGTGAATACACAATAAAACTAAGAGTTACCTCACCAGATACCCCACCCGAAATTAATGGGGGGGATATAATACCAGGAGAAACTATAGAAGTATCCCAGTTATTAATTATAAGAACCCGTACAGCTTTATCAAAGCCACTGATTGATGTGGCTAAAACTTATATCCCAGAAATCCTTATCACAGATTTTGAAGCTAATCAAGGTCAGTATATGGATAAATGGCAATTATATATACAACCACTAGTAAAACATGAAGTTCCAGAAGAATATTACTTTGATGAAACTTATTATGAAGCACTAGAGAACCAGCTAATAGCCGAATTGGTGGTATATGATTACTTTGTAGCTGCATTATCAAAATACTTAGCTACCACCATAGCTAATGGTTCTAATGCTATTGCATCAGATGATGGGGATACCGAAACGTCAGATGGAGAAGTAAAGAAAATTGTTACTGGTCCAACCGAGGCTGAATTTTTTAGTAGTGCTGAAAATTCTGCTAAACTAATAAAAGCCTTAGAGGGGATATCAAAAGTTGGCGGAACCTTAGATATGTTAAGGTCAGAGGTATGCCAATTAGCCCATAGATTAGATATATACCTACCCATGTGTGGTATACCAAATAAAATAGTAAAATCACCAGAAGTATTAAGGTATGGCCTACGTGATAACACTGGTCAACTAAGGAGGTAAATATGAAACGCATACATGTAAAAAAATGGGAGGCCTATAAGAAACTAATAGGTGACTTCATGGACCAAGATGCTGCATTGAAACCTATTAAGTGGCTAATTTACATGGAAGCACCCTCTCTATATGGTGAAGGTAGTGAACCAAAGTACAAGGCCACAGACTTAAATGTACTTATATCATACAATGTATACAGGACTTGGCCAATAAACTCCAGCACAGTATCTGGTGAGGTAGATAAAGAGACATTGGTAATACTAGTATCAAAGAAATATCTTTCAGAATCAAACCTGTTAGATGTAAATGGCTACTGGAACATAGACATAACAAGGGACAGGTTCTTAATAGATGGGATAATCTATTCCAGCTCTGGTGACACATTATCAAGCCAAGCATCCGACTCTGATTTATTATTCATGGTAATCCTAAAAAGGTTGGGTAGTGAAAAAGAAACTGACCTAACCCTTTTAAAAGATGAGGTAATACCACCTCCTCCCGAAATAATATAACACATAAATACCTATGCATATAAAAGACATACCACAAAAAAATACTGGCGATGAATACACCGCTGATGAGTGTAATGCCATGGTGGATGGGGAAATTATACGTAATGAAAATCCAACCACCACTGCCTTACCAGGCATACCCGTAGGTTCTATCCTAAACAATAAATCAGTTTCAGAAATACTCCAGACGATTCTTTACCAGGAGCTATTCGGTATAATCACTGAACCCTCATATAGCTTCACCATAACTCCCTCTAGCACTTTACAAGAAGTTGGCTCAGTGATTAATGTGGTTAAGACAAGGAATTTTTCTAGAGGCCTAATTAACCCCCAATACCAATCGGAATCTCCATATAGGAGTGGCCCACTTATTGATTATACTGAAACTGGTTCTGATAACCATACCATAACATTGGGCATACAAAGTTGGACCAG